ACTCATTAAGACTGTCATTGTGGTAACACCGCCGAGGTCATCCCTATGTCTGTTGGCTGTGCGAGATCGCCACCTGGGAGGGGTAATATCCAGAGCGCGCGCCACGTTGGGTTCCACGGATCGATTTGCAGTGACATGTAACCGCCGATTTGAGCGATGATATTCCCAACAGCAGTCTGCACGTTCTCCCAGCTCAGGTCAATGTCAAGCATCTGATCCAGGCTGGGGTCAACGATTGCTCTGCTGACAATGCCATCGTGCCAGGGTTCAACACATATATCATCGAGGATGTCACTTGCCATCCGTTGATACTGTTTATAGTTAGCAATGTAGTACCGCGTCAGGTACGACTCCGGACCACTACAGGTGATGAGTACAGTGTCTCCTGAGCCACTACCAAGCCCACCACTCCCACTCGCTGTGGACGTGGCACCATAGTCCCTCGTGGCCTCAGTTATCAAGGGCACAAATACCTGCTTGAGCTCTTGGTCAACTCCGTACATCCACACCTCAAGGCCCACTATGCTACTCCATGGTGGGAACATTTTGGCCATGGGATCTGAGATCTGGAGGTTGAAGGTTAATTGATCTGCCATGCCGAGCTCCCTGGTAATTGAAGGGACGATGCGCTCGTCTAAAGGCCCAAGGTTATCAAAGCCACCAGCTCCATTGCGTCTCCTCAGCTCGAAGATGTACTGTGGGATCGGTTGCATCTTTAGTGTCCTATTGCAACATAACAGATCTGCGTCGCTACGTTGTTGTTCGTCGTCCACGTTGCTTCGAATGAACCGGACGTAAAGTTCCCAACGGTGGCAACTGCATCGTAGACTTGTGTATCAGTGTTGGCAACAAGGATGCTGTTGAACTGGTTGTTGGCTTTGTCAACAACGTCAGTGGTTACGCCGTTCTTATTAGTAACAATCAGAGCCCCGTTGTTTGTGCCATCTGATGCGCCAACGGCAAGACGATAGCCTGTGTTAACGCTTGTTGACGCTATAGCACAGTCGTTTGTGGTGAACACTGCTACTGGTGTAATGCCTGTGGTGGTTATAGTGTCTGTGGCTGTCGCCGCTGCCGTTGTCTTGCTCCAGTGTCCTACCTGGATTGGGCCTTTGAGACAGAGACTTATAAACTTATAAGCCGAACCCGATAGGGTCCAGTTAATAGTGAATCCACCACTATTCATCGAGACATACGACGCTTTATCTAATACGCTTGTTCCACCCCCACAGCCAACTATACACGAATCAGTTAGTTGTATGCTAGTCGTTGAAGTTGTGGCCAGCCCGTTGCCAGCGTATCCATATTTAGCCCACTGGTTGCCTGCGCTGTCCATTGCACCAATGCAGTAGATACTATTTGCAATAGTGCTCGGTGATGCATTTGCATCCCCAGTGCCTATCGTGATAACACAACTTGGTGTAAATCCAATGGCTGATGTTACGGTCTGGTTTCCATTAGTCGTGTTCGCAGTCCACGGTACGACCGCAGCGTTGGCGTATCCTGTGCCGCCGATTGCCAAGTAGTAAAGAGCAAAAGCACCGACTGGTTGCGTCGTCCAGTTAAGGGTGAAACCCCCTGAAGAGAATGTGATTGTAGCCTCACCAAGGCCGGTCTGGTCGAACTGCACTAAACCTATGGCTGCTGCTGAATTATATTTACGAGCCTCAGTGCTGGGGTCGACTCCAGTGTGTCCAGCATTGGAGATGTAACCTGACCCTACTGGTGATGAGTTTGCAGCAAAGCCAAATCCCATCTGGCTGTCTTCACCCCACCCTGCACCAGTCTGAGGCACCCACCAGAATAGTACTGCTATAGGTTCGAAGGCTAGTGAGACTGCTTGGTTGCCTGTAGATGTATTGGTAGTGATGTAGCCCTCAGCCGACAGGTAGGTATACGCAGGTGCGCTCACCGTGACCGTGACGGTAGAACTCGTTGCAGGCTGGTAGGTGGGGAGTGAACCCGCATAGGACGCATAAAATAAATCGGTGCCAGCGGCGCTCAGGGCGGCGGTTGTATAGGTGTAATTACCACTACCATCGGTAGTTACTGTCGCTATTGACGTGCTGTTCTCGTAGATAGCAACTGGTTGGCTTGCGAGTCCCGTTGCTCCAGCGGTTAGCGTGCCGGTAAAAGTGACGGTCTGTCCTGTGTTGACTGAGGTTGATGATGCGTTGCACGTAAGTATGGTGTTTGAAGCGACAGTAACGGTAACGGGTGTGCTTGTTGAGGTGTCGTAGAAATTCGTTTCGTCAACAGCAACCGTAGCGTAATATGTGTAGACACCCGCAGTAGTGCTTTGGGTGGTCTGATAGGTAATCACCCCACTAGCATTGGTGCTCGCCGTTGTGTCGTTGACTGGTGTAGTACTCTCTGGAGCAGTGTGCCAGATAGTAACTGATTCAGATGCGATAGGGTTACTTAATGTATCTGTTAACGTAGCTGTCAGGTTAAATGGTTGTGAGAGTGATGGGGTGGGATTGTCAACGGTGAGTGCGATCTCTGTTGGCGTGAGAACAAAGAGGTCTAAAACACTACTCGTTACCGCTGGGTACAAATTGGTTCCAGCAAAAGAGGCGTAATAGGTATACGCGCCAGTGGTAGGAAAGATCTCCGAGAATACAACGTTGCCACTAATGTCAGTAATCACTGGAGAATTAACGTCGGCATATTCTGTCCCACCCAGGTAATAATAAATTGATACTTGTTGGTCAGTTATAGGCACCCCACCGCCCGATAGGTTGATTGTAAAGTTGGCGGTCTGGCCGGTGTCGGGTGTTGAATCATCAACGGTTAATGTAATCACAGAAGATAGAGCCCCCACAGTAACATCAAGCTCACTGCTTGTTGCTGTTTGGTAGGTAGTGTCCCCAGAGTAGTAGGCAAAATAGGCTACTGTCTGAACAGACGGAAGGCTTGTAGGCCCAAACGTAATAACTCCACTAGCGTTTGTAGTTGCAGTGGTGTCGGGAACTGCCCCCCCTGGGGCCATATGGTAAATTGAAACTGTTTTACCCACAAGGGGTGTTGAGCTGCTTGTGAGTGTGGCTGTGAGTGTATAATTTTCGTTTATAATCGGGTTGTTTGTGGGGCTTGCGGTTAACGTAATAGACGTAGCTGTCACCCCACCAGTACCGACGGTAAACTGTTCGCCACTCCCATCATACGGGTAGAACGTTGGGAGGTACGTCGTGCCGTTGGGGCCTGCATCGCCACCCGCATACCACGCTCGAAGGGAATACTGGCCTGCGGCTAAAGCGTAACTTGTGGGAGAGTGCCACTTACCGTTTGCGTCAGTTACTACAGGTGTGGACCCCATTGGTGAATTAGCATAGTTCCACGTTGGAGTGCCTGGTGAGGACTGCAGGTATACGTTTGCACCCACTATCGGGTTCCCAGTGATGAGGTCAGTTAATGTACCAAAGAATGTGTATTGACCCTCAGCTAGGTCTATATCCATTGTGACGCTTGGCATCCTGTATGTGGGGGTAAGCCCCTCTGTGTTAGCTGGTGGGTACGTCTGCTGGAGGCTAACGACCATCTCATGAAACCCACAGTACAAGTAATAATTCAAGAACTGGTACGGTGTATCAGGTTGGAACCAAACCCCGAACGTGGTGATCCCTACACCATTTGCGTATGACCAGTCTATAAGTGATTGCCATGTGGCACCAAAGCCACTGATTATATTTTTCCATGGCTCATTGTTTACCCCTTGCATGGGTGCATCTGGCCAGACGCCGGTGAGCACGCCTGTAGGGATGCCTAGTTGCTGTCCACTTATGGCGATAGTTTCAATAGCATCGGTGTCCGTGATCGTTACACCGGCGTAAGGTGGGATGGAAGTATAATAATACTCTACATTGTTAAGGACTACATTGGTGTCCATCCAGTACGCACCGTACGCCTTAGAGGGTGGCCATAATCCACACCCCCCTCCGTTGTAGAAGACAACGCCTTTGAATCCACATACATTTACGCAAAAGTCAATCCAACTAGCTGAACCTGTCCCTGATCCGGACCACTCAGCAGCGCCGGTTTCATCGGCTACATATTCCCATCCAGCAGCAACGCACGCTTTAAGGTAAGGTTCAAACGCAGCAAAGTTACCAGCATGACCGTTGGCAGCCCACGCATCACCCGAAGCGTGGCAGACGTCGAGAACTGGCTGCATGCCAAGTGATTTGATATACGCAAGCTCCCAGTTCCACGTATCATACGTGCCAGCCGTGTGGCCTGGATAAGCATTAGGGTTAAGCCCCCAGTCGCCACTAGGGACAACCAGGTAACAGGTGTTGAATCCCATCGCTGCAAAGTAGTCAAGCTGATGTGCTCCTGGGAGTGCTGCGAAAGCTTGTGGGCCACCACCAGTTCCGTCGTTGGGGACTCCAGGGTAACTTGAGAGTCCTGAGATCATTGCGGGGCCTAACGCAACGATATAATTGATTGGTGTGGGTGTCTCTTGTGCAGGCCAAGGGTCTGGCTGGCCTGTGATAGTAATTAGCTGTTGGTCGCCACTGGCGTCTGAGGATATGCTTCCACCATACATGAGGCTGCCAGGATACCATGCGCGGTAATAAAACGTGGGGACTGCGGCAGTCGCCTGGCCAACGGTGTAAGTTGTATAAAAATTACCATCAACGTCAGTGTAACTACCCGTAGCAAACGGGTTGTCTTCCCATGTTGACGCAGGGACGGGTGGTGCTATCACCCAATGCGACCAGTTTGTATCCCCTATGTACGATACTTGTAGGTACACTGGCTCGTTTGGTATTGGATATGACGTAGAGGGTGGTATGTCCAGCCCAAGGTTGCCATAAAAAGTATAATTATTCCCTGTGTTGCTTGCACCTATGGTGAGCCATGTGGGTATTCTCCCAACAGGGGGTAAGGTGGATATATATTCGCTGAACACTGCGGGGTGTGTAGAATCCCCCATGTATTGAGCTACATAACATAGTGGTAGACTCTTGAAACAGTACGACCCATCGGCAACCGCAAACGTATCTGAAAAGTTACTACTCATCACTATGGGGTTTGCCCCGGTCCAGCTAGATGAAATAGTCATCTCTTCATAATATGTGGGGTCTGTTCCCTTTACAAGACAAACATTATCACCTGGCTTAAAGCCACTCACCGACGCGACAGTTACGTGTGATTGGTTATTGTCAACATCTGCAGTCACCAGCGATTTGTGATAATATTGGATCGTTGGTGTTGTAGCTGGGAAGACGTAGTACCCATTAGCGTCTGTGGAGACAATGCTATTAATTCCGTTCGCGGGGTACGGACTTGGGTTCTCCCAGTTAGACATGAGTGCCACGGTAGCACCTACTATTGGATCACCATAAACGTCGGTGACGTATCCAGAAAAGATATAGGACCCCATTATGCCGCTTGAGTACCCTGGTGCATCTTGTCCCTCTATAGATACGCCTACTGGGGGTATTACCTGGTTGGTTGAGGTGGTAGAGGGTACAACTGATAGCCCCCCTTGGAACCTGTCTCTCCATCGTACTTCAATGACCCCACTTATGTTCCCTGTCGATTGTGTGAATTGGATTGTGTTCTCACCTGGGGCTAAGTGTGGCCACGCTGGGCCGGTCACAGAAGCCATGGAGTCATTACCGTTTAAGAAACACTTTCGCGTGCCACCATACTCCTGGTCCATACAAAAGTCAAGCACATCTCCAAACGCGAACGACCCACTCCATGATACTGACTCACCTGTCGTCAGGTTGGAAAATTTGTAGGTAGTGCTTAGTGAGTGCGGCCCACCTGCATAGAAGCGCCAGCGCGGGGATGCAAAGGTGTCACCGTTTGAATTAACTGTAAACGTTACTCGTGTCTGTGTAACCTCCTGCCACACCACAGAGTCGTTAACGCAGTACGCAGGGCCAGTACAGGCAAAGTTTATGTTGGCTTCGAGCATCTGTGAGCTGACGTCCTCTGCGTCAAGCTTGGATGATATGTTCTGGCCTAACCAGTAGCTACCAGGGAACTCAGCGAGGATAAGTTGCTGCGGTCCATTGGCCGGATCAAAGATCTTGTTGAGAGCTGTGATCGACTTCATCAACGTGGTCCGTGTGTTGTCTGGGGCGATGCTCCGGAACACAAGTGGGAGGACCCAGCTCTTTGCATAGGGGCGCGAGGTCACGAGGGCTTGTGGGCTTACATTAAACTGTGTTGCTGTGTAACCGTCAAGCAGTGGGTACTTCGTTGCCTTCGTGAGTGATGCGTAGTAGGGTGGGCCGGTTAGGTCAACGCCACCAAACCACGCCTGGCCGGTGCCACCATTATATCCTGATTCAGGGGGGATCATGTGTTTAACCTGGTGTGTACCCTGCGCGAGCGAGCTCACGTTGGGCTGTATATGCTATTTGAAGCCCTAGCACTTGGGCGTCTTGTGGTGTAACGAGTGTTGCGCGTTCAATGTTAACGTCAAAGTTAAAGTCGCCACCTTTGCCTGTGGTCTGGGCCTGGGACCCTAATTGTGGCACCATGTTAGAGACCTGAGATGCGCCTTGGATAGCACTAACTGGGATAACCAGCTCTGGTCCCTTCTCTGCCAGCATAGCAAAAGTAGGTTCTGTAACAATACCACCTTCACCAAAACCTGGGATGTGCATGTCCTCTAACCCTTTAATGATTAACCCCCCACCTGGTATACCCTCTAGCCAACCTTTGACGTCGGGCATCGCAGGCATCGGGATCTTTATTTGGGAGATCCAGCTGCAGAGTGTATTCCATGCGTTCTGGCAGTCAATAACGATAGTGTTCCAGAGGCCTTTAAGATCAGAGACAAGGGTGTTGATGGGTGATTCAGCGTTGGTCTTTACTGTGTTGGCACCTTGTGAGGACTGGGTTGTGAGTGAGGTCCAGATCCCCGTAAAGAAGGATACAATGCCGTTCCAGATGTTCGTAAAGAATGTTTTAATATCGTTTAAACCAGTTTCAAAGGCGTTTTTGATCGCGTTCAAGCCAGTTGTAAAAGCGTTCCAAATCCATGTTACAAAGTTCTGGACGTCAATCTTCATTGTATTAAGGGGCGGTCCCAGAATGTTTACAATGGAGTTCCACACCCCTTGGAAAAATGATACAATGCTATTCCAGGTGTTCTCAAAGAAGACCTTGATTGTGTTTAGACCACCCTCAATGTCATTTTTCATTGTGTTGAGGGGTGGACCAACAATGCTAACGATGGTGTTCCAGGCCTGGCCAACGTAGAAGCCAATAAAGATCATCACACCGCAGATAACTTCCTGCATACCAAAGAAAATGCTACCTATCCACAAAGCAGCCCCAGCTATATCAGCAGCGGCAGTCTTTATCCCGCTGACGAGTGGTTGGAAGAATGAGACCACATCACCCCCAAACTTCTTGAAGTCAGTAGAGATGGTGCCGAGGCCACCACTAACCCAACCACCAAAACTAAGAATCGTTAACTTGATGTTATTCCACTCATTAGGATCAAGGAGCCCCCCCTTCGTCGCTGCACCCCAGGAGGGTAACTTAATACCTTCAATCGTGGCTGCGATGTCGTGAGCTGCGAGGCCAACCTCAGCGGGGGTGTTTACTGATGTGGCTCCAGCAGGGGTCCCTTGGGATTGATAATAACCCTTCTGTGGATCATGATACCACTGTGGGGCTGTATTGCTCTCAAACCAGTTTGCGATAGGCTTTAAAGCCAATCCAACTTCTGCGGGGACATTTTGTGACGCTGCGGGTCCTGTTGAGGGACCAGCAGGAGCAGCAGCTGGAGTGGCTGCTGGTGGGTTAACAGGTATAACCGAGGCGCCTGGTGGTGGTGTAAGTCCTGTGCCGCCTGCTGATTTGGGGACTGCTTTGGGTTGTGATGTGTCAGTAACTGAATATGTAAACGTTTTACTGTCTGGTATTAAGCCAATAGCTTTGGCAATATCATCAACCAAGTCGTGAAACGGCTTCCAGTTATTGTAGAGCTCTACACCAAGGAGAACTAAACCTGCAACTGCGACAGCGATGAGGCCGAACGTGACTAAGAGTGGTAAGGATAGGGCATCGAGAACACCCATTGCTACGTCCATTAACCCAAGTTGCACGAGGACACCACCTAGTAAGGGGATCATGAGGCCTATCGCCGGACCAATAACTAAGATCGCCGAACCAAGAGACCCTACAATCAGGAGTATGGGTCCAAGTGCGGCCAACACAGCAGCAAATATTATAACTACGTCTTGTATTGGCTGTGGGAGTTCATTGAATAGCGTCAAGAGGTCTTTTACATAATTAAGGATGGAGACAATAACAGGCATAAAGCCTTCAAGTGTGTTAACGATAGTGAGGCCAAGGGGTGCTAGGGCCTCTTCAAAGTCGTGCTTGAGCTCATCTAGTTTTTGTGAGAGGGTGGCACTATTATCAGCCATATCGGTGAGGCTTCCGTTGAAGTTACCGGCGTCTGTCTCAAACTGTTGGAAATTAAGATGGCCGCTCTGGATAGCACTATAAATATTGGCTGCGTACCGCTTACCAAATATATCAGACGCGTCAGCGGCAGTAATCGAACCGTCTTGTATGCCCTTAAACAAGCCCTCTAGTAGCTGTGTAGCCGTCATGGAGCTCGTTGATATGCCCCCCTCTTCCTTGCTTATTGCATCCAGGACGGGTGCCATTGTTTTACCCCCTGCTTCTAAGGTGGCAAAAGCATAGCCAATTCCAGTAACAGTTTTACTGGTGTCTAAACCTGACTGATTAAGGTTGCCTAAGAGGGCAATTATATCATTCATCGGCAGCTTAAATGCCGATAAAGTAGGGCCGTATTGACCAAGCTCATCTGCTAGGGTGGATACAGGCTCACGCGCTAGTTGTGCAGCGGAGTACAAATAAGTGAACTCAGGGATGGCATCAGCAGAAGAAACTTTAAACTGGGTAAATGCCGTGGCTACTGACTTCGACATTGAGTCTGCAGCTTGCCCTGTCATCTGCGATGCTGCTAGGATCTGGGAGGTGAAGTTTTGAATATCTGTTTGGTTGCCACCAAAGGTGGACGCCATTATGTTGGAGACGTTAAGCAGCGTGTTGGCAATCACAGTCCCCCCTTGAGGGAACTGTGAGTATAGTTGATTAAAAGAGTCTTTTAACTGGCCAAAAGAAATAGAACTACTCACTGCCCCAGCTTGAAGCGTCTGGTAAAACCCTTGCATCGTGTTCTCAGAGAGAACAGCCCCCACTGCGAGGGCCATAATAGGTAAGGTTAGGCCAACGGTGAGCGCACTACCAACAGCAGTCATAGCACTGAACGTACCTTGCAGACCCTCAAGAGATCCGCTAAGAGTGGCGAGGCCAGCGACAGCTCCGTCTATATTAGACGTGACAAGGATCGTAAAGTCTGCTAGTGGGTCGCCACCGATTACTGCCATTAGAAGTGTTCCTTAAACTCTTCGTGCAAGTCTTTCAAGTCCTGCTCTGTCTTGTCTGATGGTCGCTTGCGTTTCAGCATCCCTGCCTCTTCAAAGAGCTCACGAGCGTCGTCCATCTCCATGAGTTCTTCATTGGTAGGTCCATGGGGTTTTACTGGGACGCCGGTAAGTGCGGCGAGGTTCCGTTCACCCTCGGCATACTCTTCACCAAATATCGCTGCGACTTCGCGGATCTCTGCGAGCTTCTCTTCGTCTGAGCGCGGGTCTTCGAGCTCCCCTTCACTGATGGATCTGAACTGGGGAATTAGTGGTCGATGGAGCAGCCTCTCTATAGAGACTTCTTTGACGCCTGCTGCCGCCTGTAAGTTGGCAACTATCCAGGCGTGCTCCTGGTGCTCGCGCTCCTGGCGCCATTGCAATCCTTGTAAACGGTCAAAGAGTTCGCCCTGACAAATGTGGCGGAACTCATCAATAGAAAGGCCGAGAGCCCCATAACCAACCTCGTAAAGAAACGCCCAGTTGGTTTTGAGGTCCTCGTTTGTTACTTTTTTCTTAACGGAGACTCAGTGGCCTCGTCTTTTGGGAAGTTCGTCTGGTTCGCGGCTGAGAGAGCTTGCATGATATACTTGGAGGTCTCTTGCAGATCCGTGAAGCCGAATATGTGGCCTACATCTTCGCGGCTGAGGTTGTGGTGAGCAAGGAGTCCGGCCCATAGCAGGTCAATAATAACGCCTGTGCGGATCACTGATACAGGCCGTCCATTAGCATCGAGTTTGACCTGTCCCTTGTCGTCAAGGGATTCTTTAAATATCTCCGCTATGCTCTCATCACGTTTTGTTTCGAGGGCGTCCAGGGCGCCAAGGTCGAACCGGAGGGTGTACTTATCGTCACCCACTGGGATCTCGACCTCGTTTTTAATCTTAGGGAGTCTAGGTTGTTTCGTGTCCATAGTGCGCTCCTGGCTGCAACGCTAGGGGTTAGCCCTTCGGAGTAGAGCTGACTACACCTATCTTCGTTGTGCTCGTCTCGTTCGACGTGAAGTGGCACAGGTTCGCAGCGTCGTTGAAGTTCGACCTTTGGAACGGCCCCATAATAGCCGTATTGCCTGCCGTGACTGCGACTGATGCCTGGTTATGGGCTGCGCCATCGTAGGCGAGAGCTTGTCCTGTCACCGTTATCGTGACGGGGTTTGTGACTGCCTGGATAACCAGGACGCACGTTCCGTCGTTTGCGAAGTTGTTACCACCTGCGGCAGGGGTTGAGGGTGTGTATTGCGTGCCTGCCTGGGCTGCTGTTGATACTGTTAAGGTTGTTTCTACCATTGTTGTCGTCTCCGATTAAGTCTTCGTAAGTGCTCCGCTGCCGGTCAAGCTCACTGTGCTGGTGTACACCGTACCGTCTCCGGCTGTGTACTTGAGTGACTTGATAATGGTCGTGCCACTCCAGTGTGCAGGGTTCGCGGGGGTCTTGATTATAGCCCGAACTTTTGATCCAGCAAGCCACTGGTTCTCAAGTTGGGTCATGCCGGTGTCTGTCTCTGTCAGGAGGGCATCGCAATCAATGGACCAGTCCTTGTAGCCTGGTAGGTATTCCTTCCAGAGCAGGGAGTCCTTGTTGCTCACATCCTCGCTCGTCGTGTTCATACTGAGCGTGGCGCTCTTCTGCAGGCCGACGTTGACATAGTTCGCTGATCCAGATGGGTTTGTGTCCACCTGTAGCAGGATACTTGTACCTAAAATTTGTCCTGTGGTCATGTTCTTGTCTCTTGTTTGGGGGGCTGTCGCTAGGTTAATTTGCTTTCAACTTTGAAGCGCATAGAGAAGGCCGCGTGCGCGTAGCGGGGTCCTGTGGGTGGGTCTATCCTGAGTGTGCGGCCACCACCTAGTAATTCGATTGAGTAAAGGTTCCACGTTGGGTCATCCAGCACCAGGGGCTCTTTAAACGCAGCGAGCATCGCGTCTTTCATCGCCGATACTTGGTCATAGCCGTCCTCTTCCGTGTAACAGTGAAACATAATAACGCGGTTGTCAGCCTCACTAGTCTTGGTGCTGATGTCGGGACCGTCTGTGGGCTCACCTATAATCGCATAGGGGTATGGTTGGTCCGGATTGGCGTTGCCGTTGTAGATTGGTATAGGGGCTAGAGCTGGCTGCAATCGTGCAAACAAAGCTCTGCGGAGTGGGGCTTCTGCGGTGCGCTTGGTTATGTAGGGTTTAAGAACCATCAGATTGCTCCTGCGCCTGATACGAGTCCGAAGCTTACCTTGTCAAAGAACATATCAGCACCCATGCCTTTCGCCTCTTCCATAGCAGGCTGCATGAACGGGTGCGCTGCTGTTCCGTTTGCGGCAATGTGTGAGATTATCTCGGAAGGGTCCCAGCCGTGATCGTTCGCCCACTCGGTTAGGTTATCCACGTTGGGAACGTGTGGGCCTGTGCCATACTCAACGTACGGTGCGTACTCGGCTGTAGGACCTACGGCCCAGACAGGGGGTTCTACGGAGAGCTGTTGCTTTGTGACTGACGCTTTTAGGTCGCCGGTCCACTCCGGCATGTACTTTTGAATGAGGGTGACTAGCTCGTCTGCGGTCGCGCCGGTTGCAGCCTCTTCAAAAATTTCAAGGCCAGCTATGATCTCAGCCATCCTGGCGATGTAGTTGATCCTGCTGACTAGAGTAAATGTGAATCCGCTGACGGGGTCGGTCATAGTATGTCTGTCTCCTTGCCAACCATCTCGCCGTCGATCTGGAGCTCAATGTGGAGGTCATCAGGGTCATCAACTGACTTAATGAGATACACATTATTGTTCCATGTGATCCGCATGGAGGTTGTTGGTGTGGTTTTATTGCCGTCGGGGAGTGTGAATTGTAGCCAGCGCAGTTTGAACCGAACATCAACACGGTGTCCGGCCTGGAGGAGTTGAAAGAACTCTGTGCCTTTCACGATAGCAGCGTAGGCGCGTGTGGTGGTGATCGGCTTCCACATCACTGAAGTCTGGAGTGAGCCTGTGGCCGACTGTGCCGTTTGGTCGCTCATGTCAACAAGGAAGGTGATGTCCGAGCGCATGAGGCCTGGGTTGAATGAGAGGCCGAGCTTGCGCTGAGTGGGGGCTACTGGAACTCCTGGTGCTGCTGCTGCGCGTGCCATTAGTAGTAATAATCGTTGTAGCTGGCGAGGTTGCCTGAGCTACCGCGTGCGACGTTGCTCATGATCCGCTGTCTGCGGAACGGTGTGCAGAGTGTCTTGACGGTGGGTGAGAGGGCAAAGGATGTGCGGTTGTCGTAGTGATCTGAGGCTGCGATGATTATGGCCTGCTTGAGCTGCATGGGAACGTCGTCTGCCGAATCGTAGCCTGTGGTGTAGGTTGCGGTGAAGTATCGTACGGTTGGATCTATGTTCTCAATGTTGAGCACGATCTCTTCGCCCTCAAGATAGTACATTGCGGGGTCGAGTGTGTCAGTAACCTCTGTGGTGCCATCCTCACTGATGGAGGTCTGGTCCACCTCGGTGATCTCCACTATGGGTGGACGAGGGAGGTAGGTGCGGTACTGGCCTGGGACCGGATAAATAAAGAAGTAGAGCTCAGGGTGCGGGTGATGTTCGAGTTCATACCGGCGAATAACGACCTGTTTAGTCTGTGGCATCATCGAGGTCTTGGTGTAGTCCTCGATCATCTGCCGCGCTATTGTGATCGTGCGGTCGATGAAGTCGTCATCGTCATCAGTCCGTATGACTGCGTTGTCCTTGACGTCCTGATTGATGACAGGTTCGCTAGTCGGTTGTGAGACTGTTGTTAACCTCATTGACGAACTCCGCTGTGCCGCGCTCTACGAGCTTACGCGCCAACGCTGTGGGGAGGTTGAACTCCTCCCCAACCTGGTGGCGTTCGGTGTCGCATAGTATCCGGACGCGACAGCCGTTAGGCATCTTTTAGTCCTGCAAAACGGGCTTGACGTCGGGCTCAAGTAGTTCGATGAAGGCGCCGAAGTACGCAGCGGTGACGGTGAGGCCACCTTTTCGCTTTTCGTTTTCCTTCTCGTCGGCTGTGCCGCCAACGAGGTCCACGCGCAGATAGCGGTGGGGGCCGACGTATGCTGCACGCCTGACTTTGTTGCTCGCAGTTGACGTGAACGTCAGGGGGGTGTCCGTTATCGTGGCGACGGTTCCTGGTGCGGTCTGGCTCTGGGTGCCGTCCATGGTGATGTTGTGCTCGATCAAGTCACCGTTGGAGGTGCTTGCCACAACTGCATTAGCCATGTTCGCGGCGTCACTGGCTGAGACCTGGAAAACCCATGTCGAGTCCGCGATGGTTCCAGCCACGATATAGATAACTGCGGCTTGGTAGCCTGCCGTATCTATGATGTTATCGCCGGAGTGGGCTGAGCCTCCGAGCGATTGTATAGGGATCGAAACCTTTAGTTTCTGATCATCTTG